GATGTTGTAGCAATTTGTTTTTTTGCTGTCGCATCAAGTTGAGTCCACGTGAATACATCGTTAGCATTGTTCACGGTTACGTCTTGTAAGGCAGGCACACTTAAACCAGCGTCAGAACCGTTTGCCGCAACATCAATTGACAATGTTGCTTGAACGCCATTTACGCCAGGTGCTGGATAGATATAAGCCATATCTCTTCTCCTTTTAAGTTATTGTTATTAATCTAACAGCAATCTCTGTTATCAGTAAATCGCCTTGATAACTCTGAGTCACATCACTCTCGCGTCTATGTACTCCAGACACAGTTGTGATATTCTTCGCGTTCTTCAAATCGTTTACCAATGTAGTATAATTGGCTGGCAGACTTTTAGCATCTGATGAAAAGTAAATGATGACTGATTGTACTTTATTATTAAGATGAACACCATCCAAAGCAGTTATAACAGGATCTTCCGTTATGTTGGGTTGATCCACGTATATTGTTTTGGGGTTTGTGATATACAACACCACGCCACTTGCTGTGTAGGGCAAGTTGGTGGATCTGCTGTAGGTTCCCAAACTGAGTGTGTCTATGTAATCAAGCACTTCTTGTCTCATTATCTAACCCTCTTGAGATTGTATTGTCCTGGTGTTTTTTCTGTGGACTCCACTGTGGAATCTCCATCAAAATCATACCAGTCACCTGCTGTTATCAGTTCCTGAAATAGGCTTTCTGCTTTGTTGGCATAATAACCCATCTTCTGTCTCTCTGCGTTGTCCTCATTGCCAAAATCAGCAATTTTAGGCAGAATAAAATCAGCAAGAGCAGTGTAGACACACAAATCTGTGAAGTCATTTGTTCTTCCAATTATTCTGTCTGGATCCAAAGCAGGGATATCCGCTACCGTGTTGATGGCAGTGGCGCCTGATTGGCGGATGTAATACTCTCTCCACCAAGACGATGAGCGAACCTTTGTGAGGATTCGCTCTGTCGCCCTGATTAAAAGTGTTTCTATTGAGTCATCAGTCAAGCCTTCATTGGCATCAAAAAGTCTCTGATCTTTGTCTTTGACATCTTGATACTCTGCGAAACTAATCGTCACGCCATTTTCTACTATAAAGGCCATATTACTGATCTCCAGATTATGCCGCGTTACTTACGATTTTTACACCGTGAGTGTTCTGAAGTATTGCTTGACCAACCACAGCAGACATCATTATGTCTGTGCTTCTTGCCGCCGCCTTGTCTTCAGTTTTCATTGCTACACCGCCTCTCATCGCGTGACCAATCGCTGTTCTGCCAAATACGGCACCAACTGCGTTTAGTGTTGCGTCAGCATCTGTGTCAAGATCTTGTTTTACAAGAGCTGATTCAAATACTTGACAACCTGCGAAAGTTCCAAGGTAGTATTGTCTTAGAATTGATGAACCAATTTCAGACGCTGTTGTGCTGTACACACCACTGTTGCCTGCTAATGATTTTTTCAATTGAACTGCTTGTTTAGGCGAGATGATAGCAGTTAAAGGACCAACGATTTTGTTTGATCTTAATTCTGCTACTGCGTCTAAGATGTTGTTCACAGTTAAGTCTGCGTCTTCAGTTCCAACTGATTGTGTGAAAGAATTGAATAACCCAAATACGTCGTTATCCATTTTTTCAGCAATCGCTCTTCCTGCATTCTGACCTAAGTCTGCAATAACATCTCTTTGTGCTGAATCTCTTAAGAAATCAGTCACTTGGAAGTATGTTCCAATTTCGCCTAATGTTATTGATGCTGATGTTGTGTTTGTGTCAGCGGCACTTGGTGCTGTACCTTCAGTTAATCCACTCGCTTGAACGGCACTGTAGATAGGCACTTGTAGAACTTTACCTGCGTTGGCTGGAAAGTCAAAAGTTGTTACTACTTGACGAGCAATTGAATTCTCGTAAGCGGCAAATTGAGCTTCAGCCAATAGATTGGTAAACAGTTCGCTGTTTATTGTTGTGTTGTTAGCCATTGTATGACTCCTATTGGTTTATGTTTAAGTTAAAACTAAAGTTGTGATTGCTTTTTTTTGTAATCAGCAAATTTAGCTCTGTCTGATGCTTTGGACATATCCAATTTAGAGATATCAAATGAGTTGTCAAGATTTACACCGTATGATGATTGAGTAGTTGTGGTGTTGGCAGTTGGCATTTGAAAATGTTTATTTTCATTTAACCAATTTTTTACCAAATCGTCCACTCCGTAGGGTGTTCCTGCGTCAGTGTATTGAACACTGCCTTTATCGTCAAGCACCTCTACATCACCATCGTCATTCAATTTGACTCTGTTCTGAAGTAATTGTTTAACCTGCTCTGGATTGATTGAACGGTATTTTGCCGCCGCATTCAACAGAGGAGCATTAACTTTGTACTCCTTGATCACTTGATCCCTTCTTTGGATCTCAGCATCTTTTTTAGCGGCTAATTCTTGTAGGGTTTTTTCAAACTCTCCACGTTTTATCTGTTGTTCAGTCTGACGCTTTTCAGCCTCTGCTTTCAACTGACGTAGTGTGTCTGGGTCTCCCAATTCCTCATAAGGTTTTAATAATTTTTTGGTTAGAGAACCTTTGATTCTCGCCATCATATCATCAACTTCCTTCTGTGAATAAGATTTTTCCGCTGGTGCCTGATTTTCTTCAGTTTGTTCTGGAGTGGCATCAGTTGCCTTGTTTGTCGCCAATGTATTTTCTGTATGGTCCATTGTAGTACCTCGCCTCCTGTTAGAGTTAATTTTATAACCAC